GCACTATTACTGCGCAGCACGCGCAAGAAGCCTATCGAGCCGGTCGCATGGTGGGGAAGTAAAATGGATGACTATTTGACATTACTCCATACCGCGCAGCAGATGGAGAATGATTCCATCTCCACCTACCTGAAGGCCATTGCTGTGGCGCCGCCTGAAGATATTCCCGACTTGATCGAAATTACCACTGACGAAAACGATCATTCCTGTATTATACGCAAGATTGTGACGCGATTAGAGGGATAAATGGGTAGAGTCCCCACTATTGCCGCCTATACCGATGCGCCTGACTCCGGTCTCTATCCCTGTCAATTGTTCGAGCATGGCTTCGTGCCGGGACTACGACAGGCCGGCATCAATGCCGACTATATCCCCACCAAGATTACCGGGAAGGCGCTCAAGCTTTATATCGATGGGAAGCGTCCGGATTACTTCGCCTTTCTCGGCGGATGGCTGCCGGAATATGAAGAACTCTGTGCTGTCGCCCATGCGCACGGTATCGGCTTGATTTATTGGGCCACTGAAGACCCCTGCGCATTCAGGGAAACGTTGCCGACGTGTGTGCGACATGCCGATATCGTGCTCTCGACGGCGATGGAATGCGTTGAGCAGTACCGGATCATGGGGAAACGGGCTGGACTGCTCACCTTTGGCTGTAATCCCGACTACCATGCACCCGGAACCGTACGATTTGACTACGTGGTGGATTGGGCGGCGCCCTGTTCATTCTATGCTGGGCATGCCTGCCGCCGTCGTGGATTCGAGTCGATCATTCGTCCGTGTGTCGAGTCGCCGTATTCGGGGTTTGTGTCCGGTCATAACTGGTTTTTACCGGAAGCCAACACCTATTTTACCGCGCGAGATATTCGCCGGCCATGGATTCCCTGTGCCGAGATGCCCGACCTGTATTCTTCGGTGAAAATAAACATCGGTTTGCAGTGCGATGATACCAGTACGACGCAATCATCTATGCGCCCCTATGAGGTATTGTCCTGCGGCGGGTTCTTGCTCTGTCAGCGCACCCCGGCGCTAGAGCAGGGCTTTACCGAGTACGAGCATCTCGTGTTATCTGATAACGCTGAACATACTCGCGACCTGCTGGATTACTTCTTGCAGCACGAAGATGACCGTCTCGCCATTGCTCAAGCAGGGCAAGCCTTTGTACGTGAGCACTACTCCTATGCCAGGTTGCTGCGCGAGCACCTGTTCCCGCTATTAGGATTGTCTGCATGATAGACGGCATCATACCCGAATGGGCGCTACAGTGGGATGAGGACTTCGCTCCGCATTGCCAGGAGATTGCCGCCATTGCCGCGCCCTATCTCCAACGCCCCGGCGCGGTCTACGTTGACGCCGGCGCGAACACCGGCAATGCCGCGCGATTCGTCCATGCGGCGTGTCCTGATGCCCGACTGATCCTGTTTGAACCTGTGCAGCAATGTGTTGATGTGATTCTTGCCCGCTTTCTTCGCTGTGCGAACGTTGAAGTGTATGCTCTAGGACTTGGCGAAGACCACAGGTATGTAGATATCGAGATACGCCCGGCGAACCCTGGGTGTAATGTGATTGTCCATCCCGAATTCGACCTAGATGCGCGCGGCGTCATTGCATCCGTGGAGATCATCACCCTCGATAGTCTGCACTTGAATCGCATTGACTTTTTTAAAATTGATGTGGAGTACCATGAAGCGTATCTGTTGCGCGGTGCCCACGACACCATCGCGCGGTGTCTGCCTGTGATACGCATTGAGACGCTCTATGAAACGCTGGAACGGTGGGCGGATCGGGTTGAACAGTTTACCTGGCTGTTATCTCTCGGCTATACCACGGATATCCCATACACTGACGCCATTAACGGTATGGTGGACATCATGTTTTACCCTCCACGTTGCACAGCATGACTGCATCCTGCTCTATTTGTATTCCGTTTACGACGGATCATCACGAACGGGCCCTCGTGGCGGAATGGACAATTGCCCGGTGGCGCGCCTTATGCCCCGACGCGGAAATTTGTATCGGCGAAGATGTTAGCGGCGATGCGCTTTGCAACCGGAGCCGCATGAGAAACAACGCCGTCAAGCAAGCGACGCGCGATGTGCTGTTGATTGTTGATGCGGACGTCTGTATCTATCACCCCGCCGAACTGACCGCGCTTAGCGCGTTGTCGCGTGAAGTGGGGATGGCGACGTATTTCCGCTATCTTCCGCTGCGCTATGACGAAACGGTTGACCTCCTCTCGGAATCCCCCGATGTGCGCTTGCCGATCCCGCACGGAATAGAGAGTCGATCCGCGTCATTCGCTGGCGCGATGTTCTGCATCACGCGGAAATATTTTGATCAGATTGGCGGGTTCGATGAACGGTGTGTCGGGTGGGGCTGTGAAGACCCTATTATGCTCTTAGCGATAGAAACGTTTTGCGGCCCCATTGTCCGAGTGCCGTATTATCTCTACCACCTCTGGCATGCAAACGGGGCAGATAAAAATGCGATGTCGCCCACCTACTTGCGGAATCGCGAGTTGTGGGAGAAGTACAATCTTGCGCAAGGCGATCCTGTCGCCATGCGTCGTGTGATTGAGGAACCCTTCTTATGCCCATGACGTATTTTGCGTCGAAGATCAGCGACCATTTATCCAAGACACCGGAGGGATATCTAATTTGCCATGACGTGCCTATCGCGCGCACTGGAGAGTATCAATACACGCGCGGCGAATTGGGGATGCACGACGGCAACCCAAACGATTTAGTGACCGTGTATCGCACGCCGGAGGAAGTATTTTCGGACGAGGCCATCGCGTCATTCCGTGATAAGCCCGTCACGGATGGACACCCGGACGCGCTTCTTGATTCCTCGACAGTCCATCCATTTTTAGCAGGACACACGACCACCAATGTGCGGCGCGGCACAGGGGACTACGCAGAATACCTATTATCCGATCTGATGGTCATGGAACCGACCTTGATTCATAAGATTGAGTCCAACGCTCAGCGCGATGTGTCCGGCGGATATTACCACCAGTTTTCTACTCTTCCCGATGGCCGCCTGTGCCAGACGGAAATACGCGGCAACCATGTGGCTATCGTTCCGAAAGGGCGGGCAGGCAGTCGCGTCGCGATACGAGATAGCGCCCCTCCTGGGAATGGCGCATCTCACGAAACCTCACCATTCCCGGAAAGGAGCACCCCTGTTATGTCTAAAAGCATTCCAGGAAAAATCATGGGTTGGGTGCTGGGGGCGCGTGACGCTGACCCGGCCAAAGCCCAGGAAATTGCAGATCAGATTAGCGCGGAACTAGACGCCAAAGATGCGTCTCCCGTCGTGCCTGCCGCTGTCATTTCCGAGACTGTCTCGTCTGCGGATGCCTTAACTGCCGCGCTGAAGCCCCTGATGGAGTCGGTTGATTCCCTCAAGGCGGAGGTGGCGACGCTCAAGGCCGCACAGGACGCGAAGGATGCCGACGCCAAGGCCGCCGCGGATCAAGCCGCGACAGACGCCGCCGCCGCGAAGGCTATCGCTGATGCCGATACCATCGGCAATCTCATCGACACGCTGAACTCTGCGGAAGAGTCGGCGGAAGGCGAAGTCGGGGCGGAAGGCGCATGCGATGACGCCACCAAAGATTGTTCCGGCACAGAAGGCATGGATAGCCCGAAGGTGTCGCGGGATACCGCCATCGCGATCCTCAAGGCGCTGAAGCCTGCCATAGCCGAGATTCCTGTTGGAGAACGCAAGGCGGCGACTGATGCCGTGATGCACTCGCTCGGACTCACCCCCAATGCCCCAAGTCAACTGGGCGCTATTATCAAGGCGACGGCTGTCAAGGCGAAAGCCGCGATGGACGAAGCCAAGGCGAAAGCGGACCGTGATGCCGCTTCCGTGCAGACAGTCGATCTCAATGCGATCATTGAGGCACAACGGGCCGCCTACACCGCGAGCCTGAACGGAGGGAAATAATATGCCTGCCCCAACCTATGGTACAGACATCCCCAACGGGTTTGCCGGCGTGGGTGCCGCAACCCCGGACTCTATTATTGAGTCCTATCCTAACGTGTCGTCCGGGTATATCACCAATGGGCAACCTGTGATACAGGGAACCGGAGGGGTGAAACCGGCTGACGCGACGGCCACCACGAGTAACTTTGTGGGCATTGCCGTTCGACAAGTTCAAACGCAGACCAGCTATAGCACCCCGAATGCCGCTGGCGCGTATGGCGTGGGCGCTCCTGTTCCCACCGTACTACGCGGCAAAACGACCACGCAGTGCTTAGTCGGTACCCCGGCTCTGTGGGGCGCGGTCTATCTGCGCACCGTGCTGAACTCAAGTATTCCTACCGGCATTGTCGGGGGACTGGAAGCGAACGCGGACGGTGGAAACTCCTTCGCGATTCCAAAGGCCATCTGGGGCGGCGTTGCTGATACCAATGGCAATGCGACCATCATCATCAAGGAGACAAACTAATGGGTAAATTACTGTTTGGACAGTATGCCTCCGCTGATAGTGCAGGCTGCGTTGAAGTGCTCAACCGTGATTGGCATCCGCCCACGATATCGATGGACGCGGCACCCGGCACGGACTTTGCCTTTCTGGTCTCCGAGTTAGCGAAGCGTGATCCCCTGTTACGCGAGCCATTAACCGCCGTCACCTACCTGAACGATATCCCCATTGAAGTGGGCGGGGGCTACGACGAGTTCCTGCAGGTCTTCAATGTGGCCTATGGTGCGGATGGTGGGGCGATCAATGGCCCGACGAAAGCTCCGGGGGCGAACGTGATTCCGTTGGCGCAAGTCAACGTCGGCACGGACGTCTTCACCGCGCACACCTTCCAGATGAACAGTCTCATCAAATACATCGATATGTCCCGTGGAAACATTGTGGGGCGTTCGATTGACCAGATGAACCGAGACTGCATCAACCTGTTCTATCGCAAGCATGCGGACGCGAACTCCTACATAGGGATTAGTTCTATCGGGACGACCGGGTTATTCAACACCCAGACCGTGACCGCGACGAGCGTGTCCGCTGTCGGCACCCAGAACAGCACCGTTGCCTCGACGTTCTGGAAAAACAAAACGCCCGCACAGATCGTGCAAGATATCCAGTTGGCGCAAGTCACCACCTGGAATGCCTCGGGCAACGATCTTCGCGCCGTGCCGAACAAGATAGTGATGCCGTACACCCAGTTGAACTACATCGCCGCGACGCCCATGGGTGTGTACAATGACACCACAATTCTGGAGTTCATTCTCAAGAATAACCTGGCGTCTCGGTATGGCAGTGAACTCAAAATCTCTGCTACTGCCTTTGCGTCCAGCGCGGGGTATGGTAATACTGACCGCATGGTGGTGTACCACCAAGACCCCTATTTCCTGAAGATGGGTGAGTTTGTGCCGTTAAATCGGTACATGACGGCTCCGGCGCCGCTGCAAGGCGGCTACGTCTCCTGCTATATTGCACACTTGACCCAGTTGTGCATCCTCTACCCGCAGACCATGTCCTATTGGGACGGCATCTAAGGAGAGTGTTCAGTATCCTTCGGGATACACTACCGGGCGCGCGGCGGGAGAAGGGAAACAGCGTTTTCCCGCCGCGCAGATATGTTGAAGGAGTACACATGTTTGTTCACGCATTAGCTGCGCTGGCGTTTCATACGCCGGATAGCGCAGAAGAGTTTTACCGCATTGAGCAGGGATTTCTCGGCAATGCCCCTGACTGGATCGCGCTTGATCCCTACTTTGACCTGTGTGTGCACAGTGGGGTGCTGGTCTTGCCGATGGCATCTGCAGCCCTGCTGGCTGACGCCGAAGTGGGAACGCCCACGGATATTCGGGCCGCCGTAGCCGCCAGGCGCGCAGCCAAACTGTCCGCGAAATCCTCGTAGAATCCCCGTGAGGTGTTCCGGTGAGTATGGATCAATCCAATGTCCCTGTAGAATTTTTATGGGAGATGCTCCAGCAAGCCTATCCGGAACTGGAACTGCTCACCAATGCCAGCAACGTGCAGGTATGCGGCAGTAATCCCCCGTTCGCCATGAAGGACTTCGTTGACTTTTACCCTACAGGATTCAGCGAAATTCCTGAAGGGGTCATTACAGCATATATCGCCATGGCGAATGCCAACCTGATGTATGCGCGCTGGCAATCGCGTTGGTACACGGGCATGTGTTACTATATCGCCCATTACCTCACCGTCTATTCCCAGGTCATCGCCGCTGGCGCGCAGCCCGGCGATCCTGCCGGATTACTGACCATGGAGCGTGTCGGGGATTACATGGCGAAATACGAGCACTTGCAACTAGTTGATGCCTCGTGGGGACAATTCAACGCCACGGTGTTTGGGCGCATGTATACCGCTGAAGCCAAACTTGTGGGGGCGGGCGGCATGTATGTCAGTTAGCGCGTATTCGTTGTGCATACCATTTCGCACCGATCACGCTGACCGCGCGCGTATTCACGAATGGTTATGGCGCTATTACGCATATCACCTTCCTGACGCGGAGATATGCGTCGGAACGGATGACGGAGGCGGTCAGCATATCAACCGATGCAAGTTACGGAACGACGCCGCACGGCAAGCCACCACGGATATTCTCTTGTTCCTTGACGCGGACGCCCTTGTACCCGTGGAGTATTTTGCCCCAGCTGCCGATGCCGTGCGTCATGGCGCGAACATGGTCCAATTTAATGGATTGCACTGGCTCAATCACCGCGCCACGGAATTGCTCTTGCTGTCAAACCCTACACACGCGATGGGGCAATTTGACAGAGAGAAAGATATCGAACTGACCAGCGTGGCCTTCCCCGGCTTGTTTTTTGGCATCTCCCGCACGAAGTTTGACTTACTGGGCGGGTGGGATGAACGCTTTGAGGGCTGGGGGGAAGAAGACCCCGCGATGCAACATGCCGTGCGTGGCGCATTCGGGCCTATTACCATCCACGAGATTACCCTCTATCATCTGAAGCACAGTTTTACCGAAGAGCGCTCGATTCAGACGGATGAATTCCTCAAGAACAGCGCGATTCGAGAAGAGTACCGGGCGCTGGAACTTTCGGGGGACACTCAGGCAATGTTGGACTATTGCCAACACCGCAGGCCCTTCGTCTTTGTGCCTCCCGCCGCTCAACGAGTATCCAGCACTGATACCCTGGTATTTCATCATCCATCCAAGACGCACCCCCCATTTTGTTTGCCGAAGGGCTATGATGGTGAAGTGCCTCGATGGGTGACGACGCACCCTTTCTTCCGGCAAGCCGTCCACAACGGGATTGTCACGCGGTTGTAGCGCGAAAGGACTCTTATGCCAAACACGCTCTCCGCGCGATATATGACCGATACCGTGGATATCTACCGCACATCGGGCATGCTGGATGGGCACCTGACCAAAGTGACACGTGTCGTCGTGGCGATGCACATCCCGTGTCGGATATATATTAGCCAAACGACTGATGAAAAAATGGAAGATACGGCGGCGCGCGTGCAATATTCCAATAAACTCACCTGTGCAAACGAGGTGGATATTCAGGCCGGCGATGAGTTACATGTGATGCGCGGAGCCAATCTCCCGCACGCACCAGCACGGGCCGCGCAACTGTTTTACGCCGGCGTGCCTGTCTACTATGACCAGCGATTGCCACATCTAGAGGTGAGCATCTATCGCGAAGCACGAGTCAGCTAATGGCACAGCAAATACTGGCAGTCATTGGGGCGCTTGAAGCCTTCCGCGAGTTGATGCCCGAGATATTGGGCGACGCGGCGCGGCATGGCGGCGAGAAAGCCGTCGCTTATCTGGAAGGCGTGACCCCGGAAGCGGGGGAGCAGCCCTTTGGTGCCAGCGGCGCGATGAAGTCACATTGGCGCATGGATAGCGATCTCGAACCGCAACCGATCCCAGATGGCGTCCAGATCACGATCAGGAATGCTGTCCCGTATCCCGTCGGGCGTAAAGAACCTCCTGCGTATGCGGAAGGCTCCTATGCCTCATTCGCGATTGAGGGACACGAAATGGATGTCCATTTCGTGGAAAAACTGGGCGTCGTCGTGGGGACACAGACACCGGCGGTGTTGGGCATAGAGGGTGGAACTGCAGAGCGCAATATCATGGATGATGCGTGGGATGTGTTCTCACAATCGGTTCGCGAAGAGTTGGCCGAACGCGCCGCGGAAGTGGGGTGGTAATGTCGATTGCAATTTCTCCTGCCCTGGTGACGGCGGCATTGGCTGACTACCTGTCTCCCCTGTTTCCCGGTGTGACGCTCTATGCGAACCCGACGCAACAGACGCCGACCTTACCCGCGCTGTTTATTACCCCCTCGCCGTCGAAACTGATACGCTGGTTGGGGCGATGGCGCCGCGACGACACCTACATCTTAACCTATGTCATTCCGTATAACCAGACGGACAACACGGATCAGTTACTTGCCGCGCAGCAAATCCTTGACACGCATCTTGAGTATCTGCCGTTCAGCACCACATACCTCAAAGCGCATCGCCGCGAAAGCACCTTCTTGCGTGGGAGTCTGGTGTATCGCGTGACCTTTAAGCCCTATCTGACCTTCCCGTTGCCCGATGATGCCTTATTGGAAACCATGACGCTCATTCAGCACCCGGAGGCCCCTCCGCAATAACCGACTTTCCGCCGCGTCAGCAGTATGAGGCGACCGGCACTAAAGGAGAACCACATGGCTGGTGGAACCTGGTCTAATCAAAACAAAAGTGTGCCGGGCGTGTATATCAATTTTCAGGGTGTTCCGGCGACCCTCGGCGGCCCTGCCCCGCGTGGCATAGGCACGATGCCGCTGCTCTTGTCGTGGGGGCCGTTTGAAACCTTCATCACCCTGCAGAACGGCGAAGATACGTTTCCGGTGGTAGGGCAGGAGATTACTGACCCGACCCAACCGTTGATCATGGAGTTTTTTAAGGGGTCGGACAGCACGGCTGCCCCGCAAACCTTATTGCTATGGCGACTCCAAACGACCGGCGGCGTCAAGGCGACGGCAACGCCCAAGACGGGCTTGACTGCCACGGCGCTCTATACCGGCGTCCTCGGCAATCAACTCACCGTGACGAGCGTGGCTGACCCGAACATCTCCGGATCGTTCGATGTCACTACCACGATGAATGGGACGATTGTTGACGTGCAGACCGCCTCGACCTTTGGGGGGCTGAAAGCGAATAAATGGGTGACCTTCAGCGGCACGAGCGGCACGGCATTAGCGGCGTTCGCGGCGACAGCGTTGACGACAGGCGTGGATGGCACACTCGATAGCACGTCTTATGGGCGCTATCTCACGGCCTTGCAAACCCAAACATTCCAGTCGCTCGCCTATACCGGAACGGACGCCAATGTGCAATGGCAATTCATCTCGTTCACTGAACAGGAAGCCGCACAGCAAGGCGTCGATTTTACCTGCGTGTTGGGTGCGATTGTCTCCGGCGCCAATGTCGATACCACGGCGGCCACGGCCAATAATCCGTATGTCATCTCCGTGCGGAATGGGTATCTCCGCAGCGACGGCACTACGATCAGCGCGGCACAGGCGGCGGCATGGGTGGCAGGCGCAAGCGCGGGCGCGTCCTACACACAATCCCTCACCTATGCGGCTATTCCCGGCGCAACGGCCGTCAATCCGGCGGTGTCCCCCTACCAGTTAGGGACAGATATCTCACAAGGGTCTTTCTGCCTGCAGCTCTCGCAACAGAACACGGTGCAGGTGGTATCCGACGTGAACACCTTCACGTCCTACACATCCACCATGACCCCGCTCTTCAGCAAGAACCGCCCCATTCGCACACAGCAACAGATTGCCAACGATATTCAGCGCATCTTCAGCCAGTACGTCATTGGCAAGATCAGCGGGAATACCGCAGGGCTGACCGTGCTCAAAGGGATCATTGTCACGTACATGAACACCCTGCAAGGCAATCAGGCGATTCAAGCATTTTCGGCGACGGATGTCACGGTGGCGCTCGGCAATACCAGCGATAGCGCCGTCATTACCATTGGCTATACCGACGTGGACAGCCTCGAAAAATTTTACATCACGATTCCCGTTACCACGGCCTAACCCCTCTATGAAAGGAGATTTCCATGCCAGTTACCAGTAATCAGTTTATCCTCGCGAACGATACCATCTCCGGCAAAGAGGGATACGCCTCCATGATCGACAGTACTGGGCGATACGTCCAGTTGTTTCGAGCGGAGAAGGTCATCGCGAAGGCAAACCTGAAAAGCGCCAAGATCAACCCGGCAGGATGCCGCGTCACGCAGACCAAAAATACCGGCGTCGAATACACCGGCACCATGAGCATTTACTACGGCTCGCCGTACTTCATGGCGCTGGTCAATGCCTATGCCAATACTGGTGTAATGCCGACCTTTGACTTGTTTATTACGAACAACGACCCGGCCTCTGGGTCGGGATTGCATGAAGAGCAGTTGAGCGGATGCAAGATCGAAGGTGATATTGACCTGGCGAAAATTGACGGCGCCAGCGAGGTGATGATGTCCGATGTCGCCTTTAGCGCCACCGGACGCACCACATTGACGGCGTTCAATGACGACAGCACCCTGAACGTCGGCACTCAGTCGTCCATTCCGTCAGATGGTTCGTACATCGACCCACAGTAACAAGACCCATCAACCCGGCAGGGGCATTGATTGCGCGCCAATGACACAGCACGGCCTGTAGCGGCACAGGTGCGCAGCCAATGCCCCTTTTCCTTATCTGGTCGAAAACAGCGGCAAGAAAGGAAGATTTAAAGGAGTACACCCCATGATTACCACGCTTTCGGCGTTCTTGAACCCGACGCCCATTGAAGAAACCCGCGATGTGATTATTTCGGATCGGTTCAAAGACAAAGACGGCAATAGTGTTCCGTTTACCATTCGCTCGATTTCCCAGTCACTCAATGAAGCACTGGTGAAGTCCTGTACCAGGCAAGTGAAGTCCAGCAATGGGCAGTATGCCGAGAAGTTTGACAGAGTGGCCTATGGCAATGCGTTGACCGTCGCCTGCACGGTGTCCCCGGATTTCGCCGCGCCGGATTTATGCCAACGGTACCAGGTGGGGGAACCGTCGCTTGTCCCGGCGCGTATGCTACGCGCAGGAGAGGCGTTAAAGTTGTCGCAGGCCATCATGGACATCAACGGCTTTGGCGACGATGATGAGGAATTGGTCACGCGCGTGGGGGAATGATTCGCTCGGACAGTGACACTTGGCTCGCGTACTACATGATGCTGAATCATGGTCGCTTTCCGAGCGAAGTCAATGCCCTGTCCCGCCGTGAGCGCATTATGCTCGTGGCATTTGCGCGCAAAGAGATTCAGGGACGCCCCAAGTCGTAAGGATACTTCCCTATGGGTGAATTTCGAGAAGAATTTGTTCTAGTTGACAAAGCCTCTGGGGTACTCGACCGGCTGATTGCGTCGATGGAAAAGCTCAATGCGTCTGTTGACCGCATGACGTTGATGTATGGTATGTCCATGGAGACCATGGCGAAGGTATCATCTGCAACAACAACAAAGATCGTTGGGCAAAACGAGCGAGTGTCGCAGTCTTATTATGAGGTGGGCACGTCGGCATCTCGCGCAGGCACACAAGTAGCGGCAGGGTTAAGCGCGGCGCAGTTGGCGGGCGCTAAATTAGTAAATGGTACTGACATAATGGCGTCCAGCACCGACAAAGCGACCGCCTCCGTGGATAAACTGGGAACAACATCATCGCGCACATCGGGCTATCTGCAGCATATGTTTGTTCGTGTGGTTGCGCTCTCTGCGGCGTTCTTTGCATTGCGCAAAATGGGAGAACTCGGGCACGAGAATATCGAGAATGAAAAGCTCACGGCGATGCTACGGGCACGCATGGGAGTAGGGGCGGCGAACGCTTCCATAGCCAACATGCAGTCCAGCCCGTATTTTACCTTGAACGAACAGGCAAAGGGTGAAAGCGCGTTCCTGTCGAACACACAGAACCCTGCGACCCTCGCGAAGTTGATGCATGTTGCGCAACTCATGGCGATTACCGACCCGAACAGCCGAGGGTTAGAGAACTCGACGGCGGCATTAGCGCGGTTCATGGAAACGGGCGTTGGCCGTGGATTAGAGGCACAGTATTACCTGCCCAAAAACCTGCTGGCCGATGCGTCGTTCTATGCTGGTTCTGACAAGTTTACATTAAAGAACGGGCAACCCGTTGGCGCGAAAACGAATCACCCTGCCGATATTGACAAGTTTGCTGACGCGATTGAACATGCGTTCATCAAGTCTGGTCGCGGCGTCGATGCACTCAATGCCGCGCTTGGCACGACAGCCATGCGGTTGCAGGCGGTCGGCACGACGCTTCATAATAAATTCTTGGCGATTGTTGACCAGATGTTAACGGCGATGTTGCCGGCACTGGAAAAGTTTTCGCAATGGCTTGGGACGGCGGATGCGGGGCGGGCGTTTGAGTCACTGGGTACGGCCTTGCGCGATATTGGGGGCTTACTCCCCTATCTCGTGCAGGGATTCGCTTTTCTCGCAGATCACTTGACTGCCGTTGTTGCAGGGCTTGCGGCGCTTGCTGGATTGAAGTTTGCTTCATGGCTACTCTTTAACGTATCGTTCTTGAAGTTTATCGGTGTGTTGCCGACGGCAGCAGAGGGCGTTACGGCATTAACGGCATCGCTTGGGGCGCTGGCTATTGGGTTAGCGGCCATTATTGCTCTCTGCGTTACGCTGAAGTCGTTAGTTGATTCCATTCACTACTATCTCGGCGGCAAAGAGATGAAAGACATCGCTGATAGCAATCAAGACGTGCAAGCGCTTGATGATCGTCGTATCCGCGCCGCTCGGTTCCGCAGCCTCGGTGTTACGGAAGGCGATGTGGTAGATCAATTAGTACGCGCAGGCAAGTTGCCCGGACAGCGCGGGATGACGCAAGCAGAAGCGTCTAACTCCGCATGGGCATTCGGGCAGGCGGCAGGCAATCTTCTTGGGCCGACCGGCACAGGGAAATACTACTCGACCGCTTCGGACGATGTGATTAAAGCCGCAGAAGATCAATGGTACATGGCGCATAACGGGATAAAATACCCCAAGGCCACGCCAGCCGGTGCTGCTCCCTATCACGAACTTGGCACAGACAACAATCCGATGTCCGTCAAAGTCAAAGGTTCCGTTAATCTCGCACTCGAAGACCTGAAAATGCTGGCCGATGTCGCACAACGGCAGTATATCGCGAACGTGAACCATTCGACGATTGTTCCGCAGATACACGTCCATGTTGGCGGCGATGGCTCAAACATTAGCCCGAAGCATATTGCTAATGCGGTACGTGATGTGCTGATAGAAGGATTAGGCAAGAAGCCTGCGTTGTCTCATGCATCACCCTCGCCTTCAGGTCGTTAATGAGGTGTCTCGATGTCCACGGTAGCGAACAGCTTTCAATTATTCTTGAGTAGCACCGTGGCGGGTGGGGCATCGCTCCAATTCCCGGTGAACCCTGATAAGATCGAGATGAAGTATCCGGGGGATAATAAGACCTACAATGTGTTAGACATTGGCGAGATTGTTGTCCCCCGTTTGCCGAAATTGGCACAGTATTCATGGGATAGCTTCTTCCCGATTGATTCCACGGCAAGCTATGTTCTCACGAAGAATGATTTCTATCGACCGGCGGAATGGATAGGGCAATTACAGCGATGGCAAACGACGCGGCAAGTGTTGCGCTTTATCTTGCATCGCGGCACGGTCAACAGCACTAATTTACCGGATACCAACACACTCTGCGTGATCGAGAACTTTGATACCTCGGAACACGGCGGGGAAGTAGGCGATGCCTATTACAAGATCGCGCTCATGCAGTACCGACCGTATGCGCCGCAGAAGGTAGCCTTAAAGACCAATGCCGACGGGTCGATTACCGCGTTCTCAACCACGCAACGCGCCAATGACCCCACACAATACTCCGTAGGGCAAAGCGTGGTCGTCAACGGGCCATGCTACTTCTCGTCCTCGAATACCGACGTGGTCGCGCTTACGATCGCTGGGCAGCAAGTCAAGATTCAATGCATCAAGGTGGGCGCGGATAATCCCTATCTTCTGCAATCATCTGGTAGCAAAGATACGCTCGGATGGGTCAACGCCGATGAGTTGGAACCCGCGCCGGTATCCTCGTTCTAATCACAGGAGTCTCGTATGTCGGTCGGTTATTCCCTGCTGATTCATCATAAGGCAAACGATCAGGTGTGGGAACTGTCACGCATCGCGACTAAGGCCAGTTACGAGACACACCTATGGAGTACGCCGGGCAAGTTTGAATTTACCTATCAGAACGCGCTTGACCCCTCGCTCTTTCTTGCGCTTTCTCCCGGCGACAACGTGACGTTCCGCGCTCCCGATATGCAAGGCACTCCGCAGAATATCTTTTCGGGCTATGTGTTCACGAAGAAGACTACGCGCTATGGTGAAGTGACGGTCACGGCCTATGACCAGTTGCGCTACCTGAAAGCGAATGACACGCTGGATTGCAGCGGGATGCGCGTTGACCAGGTAATTCAGTTGATCGCCGGTAAGTACGGCCTGCACATCGGTTCTCTTGCCGAACCTGCGTGGAAGTTAGGCGCACAGCGGTACGATAACCGTTGCCTGTACGAGATGATTGAAGACGCGCTCGAACAGACGAACGTTGGCTTATCCCCGAAAACCAATACCGCTTTCGCATCGTTTTATGTGTTCTATGATTCGTTCGGGAAGCTGTATCTCACCGAATGTCACGAGTTGACTTCTCCGGTGGTTATTGGTAGTCAAAGCCTGTTGACTGATTACACGTTTACCGAAGACATTGATGCGGATACTTATAACTCCGTGAAGGTCATTGTGCCGAACAAGGCAACCGGCCATGCGGACGTATACGAAGCGAAAGATGCGACCCCGGCGAAAGTGAACAACGGGCCGACGATGCCGCAATGGGGCAACCTGCAATATTATACCGTGGTGGACGGCAACGCGACACCTGCACAAGCCGCGCAACACGCGAAAGACTTGTTGAGCTATTACGACAGGCAACTCAACACCATCACGATTTCCACCCTCGGCGTGGTGGGCGTTCGCGCAGGGACAACGATGTGGATTAACCTGCCGTCATTGACCGAACAAGGGCATTTGAACCAGCAGGCCATGCAGATGAGCCGCGTGTCTCATACGTGGGAAGATTCATCGCATGAGATGGAACTGGAAATGCGGGTGATCCGATGAACTTGACCGACGCGATCCAGTTGACTATTCAGCGTTCCCATGACGCCACCCCTCACACGGATTTAGTCATCGGCACGATTGCCACCGTGGATCCGCTCTCGGTGAACCTGAACACCTATGCGCCGCCGATTACCGCAGGATTCCTATTGTTGACGGAAGCGGTGATTGAGAAGAAAATCGACTTGCACCACACGCATAATCACGCGCATACCCATGCCGACCCGCAAGGCGGCACTTCGGGCGATGCAAGTCCTGTAGCGACTGACAGCGGCACACTGTACAATAACCCGTTCACGAACGCACCGCTGTTCCCGGATTATGGCACAGATAGCACATCGCGCATTGTGACGCCCGCGCTGGCTATCGGTGATAAGGTACTAATGTTAAGCGTGTCCGGTGGGCAACAGTTTATCATTCTCTCGCGCATTGTGGAGGCGTAACATGTCGCTCTTACCGACGAACGTATTCCCTTCGATTGCGCAAACCGTACAATCCGCATCATTGCCCTCGTTGACCTTCGGCGTGAATCACTCCGCCGGACAGATTACCTTCGGGCTAAACGGGCTTGACGCGGTGAAGCAGGCCGTCTGGATTGCCTTGGGGATTCAACGGTATGCGTGGCAGATTTACAGCCCGAACTTTGGCGATGAACTCACTTCCCTGATTGGCAAGCCGTCCGGCATGGTACTCGCAGAAGTCCCGCGCATGATTCAAGACGCGCTATCAATTGATGATCGTATCTCCAGTGTTGACGGGTTTAATCTGGTGCAAGTCGGCGATTCCCTGCAAGTGAATTTCACGGTACATAGCGTCTATGGCGACTTTACGACAATAACAACGGTGGTACTCTAATGGCGATAGACTTTAGCGGCATGACCGCGCCGAACCTGCAAGCGCAACAACTTGCCCAGGTGCCCACCACCATTGATACGCGGGAAGGGTCGCTCATCCAAACAGCGATTGGCCCGGAGAGCGTCGCACTGGCGGAAGCCTATGCCAACCTGGATACCATTCAAAAACAAGCCTTTGCGACGACGGCCGTTGGGAGCAATCTCGACCTCATAGTGGCCGAAGTGGGTATTACGCGTTATGCCGCGTCCCCCGCCGTGATGATACTGGTCACGGATCAGCCGTGCGCCCTCGGAATACGATTTGCCACCGATAACGGAACATCATCGCTCGTATTTGCCGTGACCGACGCGATCTACTCGGGGCCGGTCGGGTCTCCGTATAACATTACCACCGGATATGTATACGAAGTCACCTGCGCAACCGCAGGCAGTCTTGGGAACCTCTATACGGGAAATATGATTGCCGTGGATTATGTCGCCAATCTCACCGTCGCCGTGATGACGAATGGGGACATTTACGGGACAACGGCCTATTATACCCCCGGCACCGATGCCGAAACGGACACGGCGCTCTTGGCGCGATTTATCAACAAGATCAATCTGCAACCATTCGGCGGGAACGTGGCAGACTACTACCTGACCATCACGGGGCAAATGCCCATTATGAATCCAGACGGCAGTACCACGCGAATCAATGGGGTCGGCGGCTGTCAGATTTTCCCATCGTATCCGTCGGGCGGCGCGGTGTTGTGCAGCATTGTTGATAGCGGGTATCTGTTGGGCTCAACATTGACGGGGCTGGTCGCGGAAGTACAATCTATCGTTGACCCGATTCCCGGTAAAGGCCATGGGATTGCCTCGATTGGCGCGGCGTGTACCGTCGTGGCAGCAACGGCGGTTCCCGTAGTCATTGTCGCAAATGTCACAGTTGGCGGGGGGGTCTCTCGCGCTGCGATTACTGCCGCAATTCTGGCGAATATCAACGCTTACCTACTCACGATTCAGCAAGCATGGGATAGCACCTCAATTCAAGCACAGTACGCTTATGCGCCGCCGCTGAACCCGAACGCGAACACCATTGCTCTCTCAAAGATTATTGCCGCGATTAACAACGTTGCTGGAGTAGTAGAATCAGGGACAAACAGCGTGACGATTAACGGCGCGGCGGCTGACCTCGTATTGACGGAAACGCCTGCGACACAGCAATTCCCGATATTTGGGAGCTTCACGCCGACTTATACCGGGGGTGTTTAATGAGTCTGTTCTCTCCGTTGGAATCCCCGTTGCCGTTGCTGACCCCGACGCCGCTCATCGACAATCTCCCTGACTTGTTCGTGAATATCAACGAGGGAGAGAATGACTTTACGAATGGCTTGATTCCGGCTGAGCAAACGGCTTTCGACGCGCTGGACGGCAGTATTGACCGCGTATACAAGAATATCTTCATTCAAAGCGCCGATGACGACGCGCTCACCGATAAAGAGGCGTTATATTGGCAAGTGACAGGGTTTTGGGGCGATAACGTCATGCCTGCGGTGATTGTCACGCGGCAAGATCGTTTGTTGCGGAGGCGATTCCAAACCACGCCGTTTACGCTCGGCACTCTTACACAGTTCGCCATGAATAAGTTTCGGCAGTCACCGGGAACAGGCTACGCGACGGCCTACATGAATACTGCCGTGACGCCGAATTACAAACTGGGCGCATGGCATTTAGGACAGTTGCCGTTTATCAGTTATCCAAACAGCTTCTTTCTGGAATTTCCTGCGCCGACATTAAACCTGGCTGATGCGGCACAAGCGATGTGGGGCGCGACGTATGGCGTGGTTGACCCTGCGGCAATCTACTGGATTACCATGCAGATGAAACCGGCGCATTTAACCTTCATCCCGAAACCGACCGTGCAAGGCGCATGTTCGACGGCCACGTGGAGCGGCGGGAGTGTCGTACATCAAGCGCACGTTGGCATCATTGAAGGCGGCTATGCGACGATTACGCCAATAAGTATCGGTGATCCTGTCGGCGGTGTGTATCCTGTGACGTATCTTGTACCGTCTACTACGACCGGATGCGTGACCTCGGTTCAGTTGCAACAATCGGGCGGCGGGAGCGTTACCGGGCTACCTGTGCAGACTGTCTATATTCCGATTCCGTCTGGTAGTTCTATCCTAATGACGCATTATATCACCGTATCCTAGAGGAGTACGCTTATGTCTGTGACTTTTCCTTTGCCTGCCGACTTGCCGATGACATGGGCAGAAACCGACACGGTGTTTGCCGTTACGACCGACGCACCGACGCCGCAACACAGCTATAACTACCTGAATGCCGCGGTGAATGACGCGCAGACGGGTGCAAATCAGTTAAACGCAGCGATTGGGGCGCATATCGGTGTGGCAGGAACGGCACAGCACCCTGCCGCGACGGATTCGGTCGCCGGGTTCCTCTCGGCGGCTGATAAGACAAAGCTGGATGGATTCACGCAATCAGGGTGGTTACGTGAAGTCGCATGGAGTAGCCTGGAGCACAATAGCAACCCGACGTTAGCGCAATTCAACGCGGCGGCAGATAAGTACACGATGGGAATGGAATATTGCCCGAACGGCTCAATCCATTTCTTTCAAGACGAATCCGGGTGGTCGAATAACACGGTGTACCTGTACTCAATGGTTATTAATGTGTTGTCCCCCACATCTCCGGTGATTAAGTGCTTGGGGCATGACGATGTTTGGACAATCTATCTTGACGGGACGAACGTGTATCAAGTGACGGGATACTCCCAGACGCCCATTACCTATACCATGAGCCTGTCAGCTGGTACGCATGTTGTCCAAATGATGATTAATAATCTCGGACAACTACACATGCTGATGATTGCCGACTGGTTCAATGCGAATATTCAGTTCTTACGCGCCGCGACGTCATAGCGCGTAGGATTGGTAGGAATAGGAGCCTGTTTCGTGCTCTTCCTATCACGGGCTGGAGGCGCTGTACTTCCGTCTCCAGCCCATTTTTTTGTATCAAGGCGGGCGCGCGAGGTGTGAGATGACATGGCATCACCGCATCTGCTGGTATTTGGCGGTTTTGATTATCGTGCTGTGCTATCTCGCTATCTATTTCTGCCCTGATTTCACCGAAGAATACTGCTC